GTAGCCACCTCCTCAGTGGTAGTCGACGATCTCGACTTGTGTGGGGCCTGCGTCAGTCCAGACAAAGCAGATCCGCCACTGGTCATTGATCCTGATGCTATGTTGCCCGACCCGGTCGCCATGCAACGGCTCCAATCGGTTGCCCGGTGGAGAGCGCAGGTCTCGAAGCTCCGTTGCCGCGTTGAGCATGGTTAATTTTCTCGTGGCAACGCTCAGGATGTTTCCCCAACACCGGGAGCTTCCTGACTCGAACAACGCTCGGGTTTCATCGCATCTGAAACTCAGAATCACGCTTTAACCCTTAACGTTAAGCGTTAATAAATCATACACCGACTGGCTGCGCCGTCAACACGCGGCGACCGCATGCTCTGCTTGAGCCAGCGGAGAGAGCCGTAGCGCTGACTCAAGGTGATCCGGCGACAGATGTGCGTAACGCATCGTCATCGTGATCGACGAGTGCCCCAGGATTCGCTGCAGGCTGAGAATGTCGCCACCGGCCATCATGTAATGACTGGCGAAGGTGTGCCGCAGGATGTGGGTCATCTGCCCTGGCGTGTTGAACCCGCATCGTTTGTAGGCGCTTCGAAATGCGGAGCGGCAAGACATGAACAGCCGACCGTTTCCCGGCATGCCCAGCTTCAATGCCAGCTCTTCAACGTCCTTCGGTATCGGCACCGATCTGGACTGACGGTTCTTGGTCCGGTGAAAGTGCGCCTTACCACCGTAGATCGCGGATCGAGCGAGCGTTTCGGCCTCATCCCAACGAGCACCCGTGGCCAAACAAAGCAGCGCAACGGGGTACGTGTGGTTGTTGGTTGATCGCTTGCACTCTTCGAGTAGCTGGCGGATCTGCGGCAAGGAAAGAAATGTCAGCTCTACTTGGTCCGTCTTGATCTGACGGATGCTGCCGAGTGGATTTTTACCTACCCACGCGCCAAGTCGTAGCAGCTCCGAAAACACCGCCGACAGGTAGCGCTGTTCATGGTTAACCGTATGCGGCGAAGCGACCTTCAAACGCTGCTGGCGATAGCGCGCCCAAGCCAACGCGTCGAATTCAGTGGCGAGAGGATCGCCCAGCCGTTCTGCGATCGCCAAGGTTCTAGCCAAGCGGGTCTTCTCGTCCTTGAGCGTACAACCGTGCAACTGGTGCCAGAGCTTGATCAGATCCGATAGCCGATCATCCAACGGGCGCCCGGTTTCTTTCAGACTGTTGAAGAACTCGGTTTCATAGCGTTGTGCGGCTGCTTTTGTCAGGAAGCCTTTCTTGCGGATCCTCCGCCCCGCCCTTCCATTCTCATAGAAGTCAGCAGTCCAGGTTTTCCCATCCTTCCTTGCCGTCATACAGCACGCCCCCACCGAACATGCCGCTCTTGCAGCAGGTTCTTGATGTGCTTGTACAGGTCGCGCTCGCTCATATCCTTCGAGGCGTAATGGTCGCGAATCACCGGCCAGCACTCCCATTCGCGCAGCCGGTCGAAGGCTTGTTTAGCGCCCACTCGCTCCCGTGCCAGCAGGCTTACGAAGTTTCCCAGGAACAGCTCAACGTTCTTGCCACTGAAGCCGCGGCTGGTCTTGTAGTACCGCTTGTATTCGGTTTCATCGACCAGGGAGTCGATGGGCAAATCGACGCGAACATCATCCCGAATGAGCGTCCAAATCGGTTCGTATTGCCCAGGACGATGCAGCAACTTGAACTGGCGTAGGCCGTAGAGCCACAGGCCGTCTAGATGGGGCGCGAAGGCTGCGAACGAATCCGTCTCGATGGCTTCGCCAGTCTTTGCGCTGATCGAGCCGCTAGCGAACTGTTGAATGACCGAATGGTGATAGCGCAGCTCGATACGCCACACATCAGAATCGGGATCGTAGTTATCTGGATCGGTCGCATCGAATGAATCCCGGCGACGCCAGACGCTTTCCCAGAAATCGAGCTTGTCATGAGCGCGAGCCTGGAGTGTCTTGTTGTAGATGCCGAGCTGAACCCCATTAGCTGAGCCAAATAGAAAGGATTGGCCCTTGCCGTAGGTGGCTGACTCCATCGTCCACTGAATTTCTTTGATCCCAGAAATATCACGCACAGCGCGTGCGCGGCAGTGCATACGGGCGGTCAGGTCAGTCGGCGGCTCCCAGCCCTGAATATCCAATGCGAGGTGAACGGCGCACTGGTTGCGTTCCCGATGAGTCATAACCGCTGCGGCGTAATAGTCCATCCGTTCTTGCAGGCGCTCTGGCGACAGCGCGTCGATGGCATGAGGTGATACCTCGATTTTCAGGTGCGGCCCGATTTGCTCTAGCTTGGCGTTGAAGTTTTTGATCAGCAGGATGAAGCCGAGGTCAGCGTTCTGGAGCTTGTATTGGTAACCCGAGTCACGGCCAACACGCCCCGCATGCCAAAACTCGCCGGCGAATTCGACCATCGCGCCCGGCTTCTCGAAGAGCGCCATGATTTCCGGGCGGATCAACCCGCGATAGAGCTGACGGACCGTATCGACACCACAACGGAGCAGCCGAACACCCGATAGATCGACTATCCGAGCGGTGCCCGAATCAACAAACAGTCGGCTGCGACAATCTTCCAAGCCAGTCAGGATGTCGATTCTTTTGAAATCCTTATTCGCCATTCCGCTTTCCCCTTTACTCTGGATTACTCTGGTTTCTTACTAGGGTTTATCTGACGTGCTACAGGGACGTCAGCGCGCGAGCACGCCGGCTCGTGCCTCGCCGTGCGTGCAGTGACGCGCTGACGGTCATCACCACAGGAAGCGCCCCTTCTCGTAAGGCACATGGGTGAAGTTGCTGGCCGCTTGCTGCTGGCTAGGCTGGTAAATCGGTGCGGGAGTAGGTGGCGGCGGCTGCTGGTTTCGCATGTCCTGCGGCGAGCCACGGTCGGGCTTGGTGTCGTCGAAGTAGCCGTTCTCGACCACCGACAGACAGAAGTCGAAGGACACATCCAGGCGCGTGCCTTGCTGGGTGTTGCAGCGACAACCGATGGCCCCGCCATTCACGATGCTGACCTGCATCCGCCCATAGTTGCGGGCGATCAGCTCGCGGTCGGTGGTGGCGATACAGATCGGTTTCGGGAAGCTTTGCGGGGCGGTTAGTGCGTCATACACCGGGGCCGAGCCGGGCAGGTCTTGCACCCGTGGCACGCGCTTGCCCAGGTATTGCTCGACAGTCTGCGGCGCGGCTGACTGACCGTCTGGCCCTGCGGGACGGATGAACGCGCCCACCGTGTCGCGTACCTGATCGACCACGCTTCCAGCCGGCGCACCACTGCTGGCCGGCGCGACCTTCTCGGCGTTGTAGCGCTCATAGGCGCGATAGACGAGGATGCCCGCGCCAAGGATGACGCACAGCGCCAGGATGAACTTGGTCGGCACCTTGGTCTGGAAGTGGTGCTTGGCGTTGGTGCTGGTATAGACGCCGAAGTAGCGCTTATCCAGGCGCAGCGACTTCTTGTCGGCATCCTTGAAGCTGGTTTTGACCTCGACCTTTTCCACTACCACTTCGGACTCGAAGCGCAGCAGCTGGGCCGACTTAAACACCCGCCAGTAGTGGATGTGGCTGTTGCACAGTCGGCGCAGGTGCACATCCAGATAGCGCGGATCTTGCGTGACCAGATGCACCTCGTGGCCCTGGTGACGCATGGTCTCGAAGCGGGTGATGTGTTCCGGTGGCCTTGCCCTCGGATCTCTCGCGCCGAACCAGCCTTGGGCCTCGTCGACGACGATGACCGCATCACTCGGCAGCTCGAACCACTTTTCCGGGTCTTCGAACTCGAACCACTGCGCTTGCAGCTGTTCAGACTTGAGGCCGTTGATGTTGTGGTAATAGACAACGCGGCCTTCGGCGTGGGCCTTTTGGTCCACCTCGCGAATGGTGTTGAGGGTCTTGCCGTGGCCGGGCTTGCCGGTGCGGATAACGAGCATGACGGCGCCTCCTTAGGCTTCGATGGAGGTACCGCCCGGCTTGTGCCAGACCTGGGCACGGCGACGGTCAGTGGCCTTGTCGATGCCGGCCAACATGAAGCGCGTGGAGATCGCGGCGAAGTACAGGTTCACTACCACATCGAACTTGGCCAGCCCGAGCATCCCCTGGATCACCGGCCCCATATCGCCCATCAGGCCAAACAGGTAGTCCTGCGCTTGCCCGATGATCATGTTGAAGCCGACATAGGTGACGAAGCCGAAGCCGAGGATGCGCAGCACCATCTTCACCAGCGGGCCAAGGACGATGACCAGCATTTGCACCAGAAAGAGAAACTGCATCACTGACCTCCTACGGAGCGGCCCACATAGAGCGCCGCCAGAACGGTAGCCACAGCCACGAACAAGCCGCTCAGATCACTGGCGGCCCGGCATAGCGGCTCATAGCTTATTTGGAAGGTGCGCCCGCCCTGGCTGCGCAGGCTGAAGCTCTCGGCAGCAGGACAACTGGACGGGAGAAAGCGGGTGCCTTCGTTGATGAAGGACGGCACATCGATCGGACTGCCGCCTTCGCTGAGTTCGAACTGATCGCCTTGGACGGCGCCTTCAATGGCTGACTGCTGTTCTTCGAAATCGGCCTGTTCTTCGGCGTGGCAGCGCAGCTCTTTTTGCTGCTTGAGGATGGCGCACTGGACGGCATCCGCCTCGCAACTCAGGGAGGCATCGCAGGCACCGTCGCCGGTCACCTTGGACTTGTTCTCCTCCTCTTCGTCTTTCTTGTCGTTCTGCGACTTGCCTTTGGAGTCCTTACAGTCCGGCCCGGTGCAGGTCGAGGTTTCCGCGCCGGGCGTGCCATCGGCATTGGTGTGGTTATGGGTGACGCTGGTGGTGGTCGTCGTGGAGCAGGACCCGACGCCCGTGCAGTTAGTTGTCGTGGTTGTGGTGGTGGTTTTGGTGTCCTTGGAACCGTCGCTGTTCTCGGTAACCTCGACGTCTGACTTCACTTCCTTTTCGGTCATCTTCGGTGGCGGGCTGTTCGGCACGCAGACGGACTTGCCGTTGAATTCGCCGAAGTCGCAATCCATCTCACCGGGGTCGGTGTGCTTCTCCGTCGCGGTACAGGAATAGGTGTACTGCTGGCAGTTGCCGGACTCATCCGCGGTCAGGCAGACCTTGTTCGTGCACTTTTCTTCTTTGTCGGTCGAGGGCTTGGTGTCGCTGGGGGCGTCGGCATCCCGGTCGCCATCGGTGCAGGTCACGCCATCGCCGAAATAGCGGAAGGTCGCCCAGGCACCGGCAGGGTCGCCACTGACGAAGCGGTAAGGTTTGCCTTCTAGCTCAGGGTCGGAGTAGCGGCATTCCGCGTGGCAGACGGAAGACGGTGGCGGCGTGGTGGAGATGGTGCCAAGCAGGATGTCGCCGAGCTTGTGGCGGTGAAACGTCGCATCGCCTCGAGTGGGAAGGCATTTGTCTTCTTCGGGCGCTACGCATTCGCCAGTTATGGAGTTGTATTCGGCAGGCGCCGTACAACCGTCCCCCCGACGATAAACATAACCAATTTGAAGCCATGTACCAGTAGATTCAACACCGCGACAAGTCCGACTTGTCTCACCAGTACCAACCACCTGACCCTTTACATAAACACTAGAACCATTGTGATTCTTGATAGCTAACGCAAATGCATCACAAGCAGAAGCCGGAGAAGAAAAGCGTTTGTTGGCTTCAGAACCACCGGAGGGACTCCAATAATAATCCTCAGCCCAGGCCGCATGTCCCCAAGCACAAGCAATCAACAAGGCAATTCGAAGAACCCCTTTCATCCCTACACCCGCCCAAAAAACACGAGGTAAAACGCCAGGGTGGAAAGGATCAGGACGTACAGTTCGTAGCTCATTGGCGTTTTCCCTGGAAGAGAAAACCCCGCCGGAGCGGGGTTTGTTTGCTTCGGCACATGCAGTGCGCGGTTTCCGGTTACAGGGCGCGGCGCATGTACTTGAACGCCATGGCGGCGATGATCACGGCGAACACGGCCCAGCCGATGGTGCCGACGTCGGTGCCGGCCTCATCCAGTGCGCCAGTGGCTTCAGCCGGGACAGCGGCGTAGGCCTGTTGAACGGCCAGCAGGCCGGTTGCAGCAGCGGCGCCCAGGGAGCGGCGCAGGGTCTTGATGTGTTGCATGGTTGATACCTCACTGTTTCAGGGCTTTTTTCAGGACTAGGAAGCCGAACACGGTGGCGAACAGAACAATCGCTTCGCCTTGCAGCTCGGAGACTTGGTCCCAGGTCAGTGCAGAGCCATAGAGGCTCTGCATTTCCTCGACCGTGAGGGCCACCAGCGAGCCGGAGCAGATGGGCGAGCCATCAGCGCCTTGTAGCCAGTCACCGTCACAGGCGAGAAAATTCATGCACCGGCCTCGATGAGGTCGGCGGCTTTTTCGAGCGGTTCGCAGTCGGGGCAGACGGCGAAATGAGGCGGCAGGTTGAGGTCCGGCAGCAGATCGCTTTGCGGGGCAGGCAGCGCCATGAGCTTGCCCATGTCATTGCCGCAGCAGTCGCAGATCACTCGGTCTTCAATCAACATGGCCGCCCCTCCCCTTAGTTGGCTTTGGCCGGCTCCGGCTGAGTGCCGGCAGGCTTAGCGGGTTGTTGGGTGGGCTGCTGGGTTGGCTTGGGCGCTTGAGCGGTAGCAGCTTTCACCGGCTCGACGTGCAGGACGATGAACTTGCCGGTGTTCTTCGAGCCGCGCTCGATTTCAGTGGTGACGCGGATCGGCTCCAGCACATCGAGGCCTTCGCAAGCGGCCCACACTTCGTCCAGGGCTTCTTCGGCCACATTCATCGACAGGATGGAAATGCCCAGGTCACGCTTGCCGTCCGGCTCGTCACCGACAAACAGCTTCACCAGCTTTACGTTGTCGAACTCAACTTTCTCAGCACTGAGAAATGCAACTTCCATGATCGAACGTGCCATTTGTGTTTCCTCTCTCTGGTTGCGCTTTATTGCGCGGCTTTGCTTTCTGTAGGCCGAGCGATCCCGAACCGGTGAACTCGCAAGTTCGCCGAGGTGATCTGTTACTTGGCCTACGGGTTAAAACGTCGCGTTGTGCCTGTTCTCTAGTTGGTTCACACCAAGGGCTTTGCCCTTGTCATCCCACTCTTGCCGCCGAGGGCTCAGGAGCGCGGGGAGAAAAGCACTCCCCACACTCCCGAGCGGAGGCTGTTTCGGTTCGTGCAGGGTCAAGGGTGCGCTGCGCCCGTGCTTCCGTTCGCCGGATCGGTGAAGCGTGATCCGACGAGCCGGGAGCGCGGCCCTGGACCTGTTCGGCTTCGGCGGGGGCGGTTTGGTGGTCGCTTATCTTCATCGCCAGCCAGGGGAAGCCGAACAGCACCGTCGCCAGCAAAACGATGGGGAGATAGACGCGCCAGAAGAAGTCGGCTTGTTGCGCTTGATTAGCCATGGCTCACCCCACCAGCTCGAACGGTTCGTGAATCGGCACGTAAGGCGTTGGCTTGCCCGAGTCGTAGATAACGCTCCACCACTTCGCGGGGCGGGCGGGCGGCATGTGCTTCTCGCAGATAAAGGCCGGTTCCACCTTCCATTCCGAAAGCAGAGGCTTCCAGATCCCACCGACGCGGCCCATTTGTAGCGTGCGAATCGGCACTGCAGATGCGGGGCGGCATTGGGCGCAGGGTGTGGACTGGAAGCGAGCGGGTTTCGCCATTTCGCGTCGGGACCAGCAGACAGAGCAGGCGCAGTCCTGGGCATGCGGAAGGCGTTGATAGCTGGTCGGCTTCTGCATAGGTCATCCCCTCCCCTGGCTTTCCGTAGACGGCGCGGATCATGCGGAGCGCTCCTGTTCGTTGGTGCTGGGCGCAACCTGGGCAAATGACGCTTCCAGGCGGAGGACGATTTCGGCGTTCAGGGAGCGGCGTGCAGCCCATGCGGACCGTTCGACCTGGGCGCGGAGTGCAGCAGGCATGCGCAGCTTGAATTGCTGGTCGGTGCGGCTCATT